CATCAAACGCTGCATCTGCTTTGGCTTTGTCAGAAAGTGGTTCACCAGTCTTTGCATCAAAGTTTTTAGGTTTAGCTGGTGCAGCCGCTGCTGTTTTAGGTTGACCGTAGTTAGGATCTGCTTTTAATTTTGCATCTAAGAATGCCTGTGCATCAGCTGGCGTTGCAAATTTCTCGCCAGTCTCTGGATGATAGTTTAATGTTGAACCATTAGCTTTCTTTGGAAATTCTTGAGGTGCTGCTGGTTCAGCCGCTGGTGCTGCTCCTGCCTTGGCTCCTGCTTTTGCAGCAGGCTTTGCTGTCATTGCTGCCTTAACTTTAGGATCAGCTTGTAGCATTGTTACAATTTCTTTTTGCTGCTCTGGCGGTAGTCCTTGAACTGCTTTCTGTGCCTGAGCGTATGCAGTGTCTGCTTTAGGATTTGCTGCTGCCGCAGGATCTGCTGCTGGTGCCGGTGCATTTGGGTTACCCGGTTTAGCTGTATTTGTTTTGCTAACAGGAGCATTAGCCATTGTATTTGGTTTTTCACCGGCTAGCTGATTAGCCATTTGCCCCATTGCAGGCGATGCATTAGCGCCTGCAGGCTCTGCCGTTGGCGCTTCTGCTCCTGCTGCACCTGCTGGTGCCTTTGTTCCACTGTTTGCTGCTGTGTTTAATCTACCAAATGCCGATTGTGGTTTTGGTGCTGCCTTGGGTGCTGGTGCTGGTGCTGGCGCAGCCGCTGTTGGTTCTGCCGCAGGTGCTTCTGGTGCTGCTCCTGCATCCGCTGCCGGTTCTTCATCTCCTGCAACAGTAGACTTCCCGCTTTGATAACCTTTCTTGAATGCGCTGCCTAATCCTGCAACACCACCTGCTACTGCTCCAACGGCTTTAGCTGCGCCGCCGGCAACTTTTCCAAGTCCAGTACCAATGGCACTCAACGGTCCTTCGTCTAGTTGTTCGTTTTCTACTAATAATTCTTGAATTCTCATTTTGATTCCTTATGCCATTGTTGGTTCGATGCGACCGTCACCTGCATCTCTGCTAGGAGCCGCTGGTGCTGCCTTGCCTGCACTTTTTTCTAGATACTTTAATAATCTTGCCTTTCGATCAGTTGGCAGTGACGATACTAGTTTCTTAACTTGTTCAAAGTCCATTGATGCGCCAGCTGCTGCTTTTCCTTTTTCCGGACCTGCTGCAATACTTAACGATTTATAAACACCATCGATAACGTTTGCTGCCACACCTTGCTTTGTTAAAAATGCTTTTAATTCTTCGCTGTCGGTAGGACTTCCAGCTTTCTGCCAAGCAGAATTTAATTTGTCAGCGGTAACTTTAGTTGTAAGATTCTTACCTTTAGTTGCTGCCCAGTTCATTGCTTTGCCCGCAGCGCCCTTGATTGCATCCATTGGCCCTTCGACTAATCGTCCTTCGGACAACATCGAATCGTTTAGTTTGCATACTCTGTTGAGTACTAGGTATACTTGCCCTTCACTGAGTGCTGTGCCAATCTTAGCTATGCTTTCGCTAGACATTCCTTTTAGTAGCTCGGCAGCTTTTTCTTTGCTGAGCATCGGGCGAGGTAACTCACCGTTAATAACTTTTTGTAGATAATCTGCGCTATAGCCAGCAGCCTTTCCGGCAGTCGAAGCGGCATTTGCTGCGGCACTAGCCGCTTGTCCGCCATTTTGTGCTTGCCAGTCTAATGCAGCCTGTGCATCTTCTGGTCTAATTTTAAATCGTACACCGCTCTTGCCACCCGCATCAATAACACGTTGCAGATATTCTGGACTCATGCCTGCACCGTACGGTGCCGAAGTGGCTGCGTCAGCAGCTTTAGTCGCCACGTTTGCAGCAGCATCAACAGTTGATCCAACATCAGTAGCTGCTTGTCCAACAGATTTAGCAGCGTCTGCCACGCCAGCCATTGCATCGCTTGATACAGCACCGCTACTAATACCAGGAGTTGCCATTTGTCCAGCATTAGTTAAATCGGCAAACGTCTTCATGTCCATTGTTTTCAATGGGATATCACCCTGGAATACTTTTCTACCTGTAGCGTCAAGCACCTGTAGACTTTTGCCGTTAGAAGCAAAAGAATATCCCTGGTCAGGTGGAAATTTGTTAAGCATACTATCCTGGAATGCTTGATCGGCTGCAAGACCTTTTTCAATTGCTCCTGTATCTGCACCGCCTAGCTGCTGTCTAAGATCCTGTGCATCTCCCATGGCATCATAAGCATCTTTATCTGCTATTTTGCCTTTAACCATATCGCCAATCTTACTTGCACCGTAGGCCATTGCTCCTGTCTTAGCGCCTGAATAGGCTGCGGAGCTAAATTTTTCACCTTGTAATAGCTTGTCAGTCATTTTTAACAAGCCAAGAACAGCAGCGCCACCTAATCCTGCACCGCTAATACCAGCAGCAGCAATAAGAGCGCTGTAGATTATACCTTGTGCAATAGGGTGTGCTTTAGCAAATGCACGATATTTTTGAATTACTGTGTTGACAGCATTGTCAGGTCCGCCCAGACCTGCTTCGATTTTAGCAACAACTTCATCATATTTTTGATCTACAGCCTTAATAGGGCCGCTATCTTGAATCTTTGTCTTTAGATCTTCCCAGGCTTTGTTAACAGCACTGATAGCATCTTTACCCATGCCTAAAGCTGTTCTATTACCACCTGCTGCTGTGGATTGTGCTTCTATTTCTTGAAATAGACTTTGTATTTGATCAGGTGTAAGGGCCGCTTCTTTTAATTGTAACCCGGCACTTTCCCATAAAGCCATTGTTTTTCTGCTAGAGAAGTCAAGGCCTTCATATAGATAGGGTTTGCTATTAGATGATAATTGTTGTAGTCTCATTTCCAACTCGAAGATATATTTGTTATTTATTGTAGTTACGAGCTAAAGCTCGTATTCGTTTTCGCTATCGCTCAACGAATTTTCTTTCTTCTTAACAGTGATTTATAGTTTCTGCGAAGCAGTTTTAAGTATTATGTAGATTGTTCAGTCACACTTAACCCTGTACCGGGTTAAGATAGCATTATGTGAGTTGCACAATACACCTAGCGTTATAGCATTACAGTGGCGGTCAGCCGGTACCACGAGCTACGTCTTAATTTCTGACGGTGGACTAATACACATACGCTAACATATGCACTAGCCTAAGGGTTTTTCTCCCTTCTTTTAGCCTTGTAAAATACGTTTTCTTACAAATCAAACCGGTTTTATGAAGGCATATCCGATCGTCGTCCTGTTAAGGATAGTGATTTGCTACTCTTCGCCAACTAGAGATTCCTTACCGTCACACATCAGAACGGATTTTGGGCACGATATAGTCGCCTGTGCGGGCTTTTTTGGCGATATTTTGCCTGGATTTGTTGAGCCTAGGGTGTGCCTACGGTAGCGTATTTTTAATAATATGTGATCCGTGTACACGAACTTGTATGTGTCCGTTGTACCAATCATCTGATTCTAGTACTTTATGATGGAATTGTTCTCTGGCTTCTATGTAAGAGCATTGCGCCTTGGATGTGCAGTAATATAGTATTTCTCGTGTAAAGTTTTCTTTGCCTAATGTGTCTATGTCTTTGGTTAAATTTGGACTAGAGCCATAATAATCGCGCCAGTCGCTGTCAATTTTACTACGAATTTTCTTCTTTTTCTTGTTTCCGTTTTTCAATTTCACGGTTTTGTACGTGGTTTTTGAAAACTTAGCAAGTTTTTTGCCTATATACTTTTTGCCAGAGACGACATTGGTTATCAAATATACGAATCCTACGCACTCTTCGGGTAAGGTTTCTACTAATGTATTTTGATAAGTCCACGTCATCACGTAGTTAGTTTACGTGGTCTCCCCGGCTTACCATTTCTGGCTTTTTTCCTTATGTCCCTTTTTTCCTGTATTTCTACTCGCCTAATGCTTGCCTCGTTGCGTATTTCCGAAAGCCAATATCGTGCCTGTATGCCTGCGTTGTCTGTGCCTGTATATTCAAATTGAGTTTGCCACTTAAAATATTCCTGGAAAGCAGCAATCATTCTATCGTGGCTATCTGTGCTCATCCTACAATTTCAACATCGTTAGAATAGCTGGTAAATCCGTTCTCTTTAATAACTTTGAGTACGTGATTTACACGACTAGTTAAATCATCGCGGTGACTAATTAGGAAAATGTTCTTATCACGTTCTCTGCTCATGCGCTTTAGAACAGCAATACTCGATTCAACACCGCTTGCGTCCATGCCGCTATCGACTAATTCGTCGATAAACAACAGGTTAATTGAAGTGTACAAGTTTTCCCATACATCTCTAAACGCCCAGCTCATTGAAAGAATAAGTCTATTACGCTCACCCCTGCTTAAATTATCAAAATCAAGGTCTTGCCCTAACTGCGTGATTATAACAGTTAGATCGTTTTGAAATTCAACAATGTGTGGGAGTCCAATCCTATCGAGATAGTAGGTTAATCGTTGATTTAGGAAAGCTAAGTTCTGGTCAATAATGCGTTTACGAACAAAGCTATCTTTGTTTGTTAATAGCTTATGCAGAAACTCCTGGTGATCTTTGAGTTTAACTAGTTCGTTAACTGCATCCCAGTTAATATCTTGTACCGCAGTATTGCGTAGCTCTTCGATTTGTTCTAAGTACGGGTTAGTCTCTGCACATTTAATTTCTAAATCACGTTCTAAACTGCTTAGTGTGTTTTTGTGATTGAGTGCTTGTTCTAATGTGTCGTAGGTTACCACAGGCATGTCACCTAACTCGCCTAATTCTTTCAAGGTATCATTATGTTCAATCCACTGTGTGTTTGTTGCTAATGCTTGTAATGCAGTTTCTTGTAATTCTTTGCGTTTCTTTTCTAGCAATGCAACTTGTTTCTCGTCGTGGAATGCTTGACCACAACTATGACAGGTGTGATTTTCTAAACTAGCAATTTCTGCTTTTAGTGTATCAATTAACTTTTGCTCTCTAGCCTCGTCTAGTTCACATCTTGAGATCCAATTGTTAACATCGTTGATTGCTTTGCGTTTTGTGTTGTAAGCGTCTAATGCACGATGTGCTAGAATCTCTTCATCGATGTTGATATGCAATAGCTTTTCGATAGCCTTTGCTAGATTAGCAACAGATGTTTCGTGTTGCTCAGACCACAACCGTTGTTTACGTTCTAGAGAATCGATACTCAGTTGAATTTTTTCGTTAGAAATTTTAATTGTTTCTATCTTTGTATTTTCTGTAGCAATTGCTTCTTTCGTTGTTTTGATTTGTTCTTTTAATGCTTCTGCTTTTTCAGATAACTGAGTAATACCTAACAACTGCTCAATAATAGTGCGTTGATCAGCAGCCTTCATTGAAAGGAACGGCTCTGTATAAGTGTTTAACGCTACAATGTTCTTAAACATATCGTGACTTAAACCAAAAAGCTCGTCAATTGCTTTTTGTGTTTCTCTGCTGTCACCTTGTGATTCGTCTAAGTCAGCAAGTTCTTGTTCACGACCGTTGATACTAAACTTCAAGAGATTGGGTTTGCGTCCACGTTCGATGTGATAATCAACACCGTCCTTTTCAAAACTAACAGTACAAAGCATTCCTTTGCCGTTAATTTTGTTAATAAGGTTATCTTTCTTGATATTTGTTAATGCTGTTCCAAAAATAGCATAACTCAATCCGTTAATGATTGTAGTTTTACCAGTACCGTTACGAGCACCGCTATCATCTCCGCCTAGGTCTAAGTTTTCGCCTAATACTAATGTTAGATGTCCTTTATCAAACCCAATAGCCTGAGTTTGATTACCAACACTCATAAAATTACGTACAGTTAAATTCTTAATTTTTATCATAGTTCTTTATAGATATCCAATAACAAACTTTTGTTGTAGCTCTCGCTTTCGATTGCGTTAATTTGATTCATAACGATTGTATCAACACTTTCGAAGTTGATATCAATAGGTACATTATTTGATTCTACTTCTACCTTTTCCGGAATTAGCATTAGTTCTCGCAAGTTGAATTGTGGAATAAATTGTTCTTTGATAAAGTTAGCTTCTTCAAATGTAATAGGCAAGTCAATTGTAACCCTACAGTGCATTTTTTCTTTAAGTAGTGCCTCTGGGTTATCAATAATCTGACTTAGCTTATAAACACGGTATACGGGCTGATTAGGCCAGGATTTAAATTCAGGAGTACCACCCCATTCTAAAATCATCATGCCTCGTTCATCATCTCCAGCATCAGCATAGTTATGAGGGAACGCATTTCCAATGTACCAAATGTTTTGTGCATTTTGACGTTTGTGGAAGTGTCCGGTAAACACGTATTCCTGATTTACAAAATGACTGCTCTGCACTTGCCCGTGGTCAGGCATCTGTACCATTGCATTCATGTAAAAGCTAGGTAATTCTAAGTGTCCAAAGATGTAACGACTTTTAATGTCAGGGATCTTCTTCCATTCATCGGCAATAAGCCAGGGCATAATAGTAACATCGCCTTGTGTTAGGGTTTGGTTAACAACATGGATGTTAGGAAACAGTCTAGCAAATTCTAAACTGTGAATTTCGCGTTTGTCTTTGTAAAACTCATCGTGATTGCCCATAATGAGATATACTTTTTCAAAGCTATTGTTAAGTTTTTCTAGGTTACTGACTGTATAGTTCATTGTACTAACATCAGTAGTACTACGGTTGTGGTGCCAGTCGCCTAGGAAGATTGCAGTTTCGCAACCTTCCTTTTGTGCAGTATCGCAAAACCAATTAACGAATTCCTCGCAATCCTGATTATGCGTTCTGCTGCCTGATTTTAAACCGAAATGAATATCGGTAAAACACGCTACTTTCTTGAATAATGACATAGGTTCTCCTTTACTATTGTACTATTTTTACAACACAAAGGTCAATCCCAGTCACCGCCATCTCCCCCACCAGAGCTAACAGGTCCACCATAATTACTCCCTCCACTGTTCTGTCTAGTCCAGCTAGGGTTCATGCCATTCATTTCAAGAATATCATCTCGAATATTTTGATTACGTTTTTCGATATTAATGATGCGAACAAAACTATTAGTAACAGCAGCGGTATAGTAAGCAAACGGGTTATCGGATTTGCTTTCATCAAATTGTAAACCAATTTGGGTGAGCTGAAGTATTGCTTGACCGCGCATTTCATCGTTGTAAGTATATCCACGAACGTTTCCTCTAGTTGCGTAACGCTCACATAATTTCAAAAACATACGAGCTAAGTTGTTAGTCATCTTTCCGTGCTCTTTGTTAAACGAGCCAGTTTCTAAATCGCCCTTCCAATGACTTTTTCCAACTAACACAATGTTATCATTGTCATCAAACTTGTAATGCTGGAACGGGGGGAAATTTACTTTCTCGTGACTATCTGCTGTATTCTTTAAAGTCTTCTTTCGACCAGGCGCTAAAGGAATATGCTCAAATGTCATTATTCTAAACACAACATCTGATTTTTTAATAGTTTTATAATCAACTTCAAAGTCTTTTGCGGGTAACTTTTTTCCGCCTGTTAATACAGCAGTTTCGTGGGCTTGTTTTGATAGTTTTGTAGCCCTATTTCTTTTAGCTTCTGCTATTGTTCTAATATTAAGTTTACCTAGGTTAGGAAGGATGAGATCGTAATCTGCGTATTCGGGTGCAGTATAAGAGCAATACGTATTTTTGCTTAAATGAATCTCTTTTAATAAGTCCTTGTTTGTTAGATATTTTACTTTAGGTACTGTAGTGTTCATCTCCGGTGGTTTCTCCATTAGTTAATATAATAGCACATTTTGTCAAGAATAAATACTGGATAACAGGAAAATTCGTTCAAAATGGCATTATCTACAAACCCTTTGGCTAAATTAGTATCCTCTGTTTCAGAACAGGTAGGCGCAGCCGCAGCCTCGGCAGAAGGTACACTAAAAAGTATTAACTTTGATTCTCTCAAAGCTAACGTAGATTCTACGGTTGGTAGATTAGGGGGCGAAATTGGCAGCGGTTTAAACGGTGCAACTTCAGCAATGAATGAAATGGTAGGCAAAGCAGGCACAGCGTTAGGGGGCGTAGGCAATCCTGTACAAAGTCTTGTATCAAACGCACAAGGTGCATTAGGAGGCGCTGCTAGTGCTTTGGGCGGCGTAGCAGGATCGATTAGTAATGCCAGTGCTGCCATAGGTGCTAGTTTAAACAAATTAGGTTTGGCCAGTGGTGGGTTAGGTGGCGGACTTGCGCAAATTGCTGGACAAATTTCGTCAGCTGCTGGAATGGTAAACAACCTTCTCAGCATGGCAAGGGGCAAGAACCTACCTAGTGGTGCAGAGTTATTTAAGCAACAGGGGTCGTTTGTAGAGCTAAAATCGGGTGCAGCAGATGACTGGCGTGTAAAATTAAATTGTAACTTTGGCTTGTTTGGCGGAGCATTTTCTAGACTTTCTGAAACAGGCGGATTTGTGTGGCCCTATTTGCCAAGTATCTCTGTAAGCTCGAAAGCCAACTATACACAAATTGATCCCGTGCATAATATTCAACCGTTCTATGCTTACAAGAATAGCCAAATTGACGATATTCAAATTACTGGAGAATTTTCTGTAGAAAATGAATTGGATGCAGAATACTGGATCCAGGCAACGACATTTTTAAAAACAGCAACTAAGATGTTTTACGGCCAAGGAGCTAATGTTGGCAATCCGCCGGTTGTTTGTAACCTGTCTGGTTACGGTGCAAGAGTTTTTAATAACGTTCCAGTTATAGTAAAAAGTTTTACAGTAGATTTTAAAGACGACGTAAATTATTTGAAATATACAAAAGGACCAACACCAACCTGGGTTCCTATTATGTCAACAATTAGTGTTACTGTTGCTCCTATCTATAATAGAACACGCCTAAGACAATTTGATCTGAAGACTTATGCTAACGGCGGCATGACAGGCGGCCAAGGAGTTCTATAATGGCTAGATATAAAAAAACGTCCCCGTACTATACCACTAAAGAAAACAACCTCCATTTGGAATTATTGTCGATTCGTCCCGTGCCAGCCGAAGCCGACGATTACGCCTACACTATTGAAACACATTACAAGCATAGACCAGACTTGTTAGCATTTGACCTGTATGGAAATTCTGAATTGTGGTGGGTATTTGTACAACGCAACATGAGTGTTCTTAAAGATCCTATATTTGATTTCCAACCGGGTACGGTTATCTATTGTCCTAAAAAGTCAAACCTAGAAAAATACATAGGAGTCTAAGATGTCATTGTTTAGAGATCTAGGGCAAACAGTTGGAAATTTATTAAGGCCAGACGGCAATCCAATATCACAGATTGCCAATGCTGTTAATGTAAACATAGGAAGTGTTAGGAATATTACTAACGCTATATCTGAATCTGCGGCAACACTAAATCTTAATAGTCTTAATAAAATTGTTTCAGACACAACTAAGATTCCTTTAATTAAAAGTTTTGCATTTCAGAAACCGCCTGCAGGTGGTCCTCCTTATCCTAACGTTCTAGAGCAGTTTGCTTCATACACTCCGTTGTGGACTTTATGTTGTCTTGAACCTAATCAGTTTAATGATCCAACTACTTACAGAGGAAATCCTGCGGCATTAAAACACGTAGTAATGTCTTCTGCTGGGAGATACGACTCTGAACGAGCAAACACAGCATACGGCGCCCCTGAATATTTTATTGATAACGTTGTTATGAATGCTCAGTTGGGCGGGTCTGCAAAAACAGGTAACACCAACGTCAGTAGTTTTACTTTTGAAATTTATGAACCTTATTCGTTGGGGTTGTTTTTACAAAGTCTACAAGCAGCAGCATTGGATGCTGGATTTCCGTCATACTTAAATGACACACCATATTTGTTAAAATTAGAATTTGCAGGTTTCCAAGACAATGGTGCAATCTTTGCATCCTCAGACGAATTAACAAAATATTTTACAATTAAAATTACTAAAGTTGAGTTTAATGTTAACGAAGGCGGCAGCAAATATAAAGTAGATGCGTCTCCTTTCCATCACCAGGGCTTTAGTGATGTTGTTAATAATTTAACAACAGATTTAAAAATTACAGGAATGACAGTTAACGAAGTATTAACTTCGGGACCACAAAGTTTATGTACTGCGTTGAATACAATACAATTAGAAAAAGTAGATGCTGGCCAAGCAGAGCTTCCTGATTTATACGAAGTTGTATTTCCTGTAGATGCAAGTGACCGTGTTGGACTAGACGACAATTCTGTAGCAGAAGTTTTAAGAGCAATGGCAGATCCTAAGGCTGAAAAAACACAGCGCATTGAATCAGTTGACCGAGATGCAGCCCAGGATAACTGGGGTGAAGGCGAAATAGGTTATTCTAGCATGGGGTTCTCTGAATCATCGGGCGGTAACTATCTCTTTAAACTAGAAGGCGATGTTTACGACGAAACTACAGGAAGAATCAAACGCGATAGTATGTCTATTGATCCTAAGCAACGTGAGATTGTTTTTTCACAAGGAACAAAGATTACAGAAATTATTAAAATGGTAGTGCTGTCATCAGAATATTGTGTTAACAAATTAAAAGGTGAACAGATTGACGACAAAGGCATGATCTCCTGGTTTAGAATTGACGTGCAAATACAGTTGTTAGATTACGATAAAGTTAGAAACATAAGAGCTAAACGATTCATTTATAGAGTTGTGCCTTTTAAAGTTAGTGCCGCAATTTTTAAAAATCCTAGTTCGGTTACAGCCGGAGAGAGTAATCTACAGAGAGTTATAGCTAAACGTTACGACTATTTGTATACAGGACAAAACAACGACATTTTAAAATTTGATTTAACTTTTAACGGAATGTTCTACACTGGAGTTATGCCACGCCCTCCAAGCCAACATACTCGAATAGCAAACACAGACCAACAAAATGCAGCACCTGATGCAACCCCTCAAGCAAGATTGAAAACAGGTGATGCACCAGAGAGTGCAACATCGGCGTCAGGATCCCCGTCTGTAAAAGGTGATCCTAAATTAGCATCGCCTACAGCGTCTGGTGAAAAAACAGTTGAACAAGTTATTGCGGATTCATTTAACAAAGCATTCCAGGCCAGCAGCGATTTAACATCTGTAAAAATTGAAATATTGGGTGATTTATATTTCTTATCAGACAGCGGAATCAATTCTAACTATCTCGCAGAATACGGTCCTAACGAACAAGTTAATTCAGATGGTTCTATGAATTGGGAAGGAAGCCAAATATTTGTTTATATTACCTGGAGAAATCCGTTAGAGCCTAATCTAGGCACAACAGGTCAGGGCGGTCTAATGGGATTTCCAGATGGCGGAGCAGTAACTCCGTTCAGCGGAATATATCATGTTAAGAGTATAGAGAATAGATTTTCTAATGGTACGTTCCAACAAACATTAGATCTAGCTCGTCAAGTTAATCAGGAAATTGATTATCAAGGTCAAGCAACAATTAGTAAACAGAATCAAACAATGTACGACACAACTAAGGTTGAGCCACCGAAGACGTCGCCTGCAGATACTCCGTCTGAATTGTCAGATGCAGAGATTGCTGCAAATAACGCCGCACTTGGCGATTTTATGGGATAATAAATGGGACAAGAAACAAGAACCCCGGTTAAAGAAGGCGAAGGAAAATTACCAACAGGCATTATGACAGCTAAGGTAGTTGGTTTTCTAGATCCTACTTTTATGTCGGGCCTCCAGGTTACCTTACTTAGAGAAAACGGAAATACGATTGGCGATTTAAACCAGTCATTTCCTGTAAAGTATGCAAGTCCGTTCTACGGCGCCACTGGTTATGAGTTTATGGGGCTCAATAAAGACGACTATAACGACACACAAAAAAGTTATGGTATGTGGTTTCCGACGGTAGAAATTGGTACTACAATTCTTTGTGCTTTTATTAACGGTGATCCAGACAACGGTTATTTTATTGCCTGTGCTCCTAGCAAATTTATTAACCAGATGATCCCGGCAATCGGCGGATCAACGGAGTTTGTTGCTTCTGCTGAACAAAAAAAGAAATACGATACAACAAACGCTTTGCCTGTTGCTGAAATAAATCGAAAAGCAAATGAGCAAGAAAAGAGTCTAAGTATTGATAAAAATAAAAAAGCAATTCATCCGATAGCTGATAGATTCTTAGAACAAGGTTTGTTAGAAGATGACGTTCGCGGAGTTCCCACAACTACTAGCAGACGAGATATTCCTAACTCTGTATTTGGAATTTTAACACCTGGCCCTTTTAACAGAGGCCCTGGATCTAAGAGTCAATTTATTGGAACAAAACAGAGCCAAACGCCAAAGCCAGTTCCTGTTAGCAGACTGGGCGGAACACAAATGGTATTTGATGACGGTGAAGATCGTTATCAAAGAAAAACTCCAGCAGGTGAAGGCCCTGTTGAATATGCTGATACAGAAAACGGTGAGAAGGGCGATCCTAATATTCCGTACAATGAATATTTTAGAGTGCGCACAAGAACAGGACATCAGATTCTTTTGCACAACAGCGAAGATTTAATCTACATAGGTAATGCTAAAGGCACCACTTGGATTGAAATGACCAGCAATGGTAAGATAGACATTTATGCAGAAGATAGTATCAGCATTCATACAGAAAATGATTTAAACTTCCGTGCTGATAGAGACATTAATTTTGAAGCAGGTCGCAATATTAATATGCGTTCAGAGGAAGGCAGATTCCACGTTGACGTTGCTACAAATTTAGAAATTGTCATAGGTGCCGACGGATTAGTTACAACTAAAGGTAATTTAGATGTTAATACAACAGGTACTACTAAAGTAACGTCTACAGGAACTATGGATATTAAGAGCGGTGCCGATGTTAATGCAACCGCAGCAGCAGGATTGAATATTAAGAGCGGCGGCGAAAGTAAATGGACTGCCGGTGGCAATGCTAGCATCGGTGGCGCAGCACTTGTGTTATCTGGTGGAAGCATTGATTTAAATGGTCCGCAAGCACCTGCCGCAGCAGAAGCAGCGGAAGCAGCAGTAACAGAAGAATTACAAATACACGATAATATCGCTACAAGTTCTAGCGAGAAGTGGGAAGGTAAAAATAGGTACGCTAAATCAGAACCGTTAAAAAGTATTATGAAACGCATACCGATGCACGAGCCCTGGGCCCTGCATGAAAACCAAGCTCCTGAGTTCTTTACTCCGGAAAATACAGATAGGGATGCTTAATTATGGCAAGAATTTATAACAAGAAATCAGTATCTTCGTTAACGGCTAGCGTTAATGACAGTCAACGATCTTTTACCTACAAAGGATTTAGTTCTAAAGAAACTAAAAATTCTTTTAAATTAAACGATATTGATTTAGTAAAGCAAGATATTGTAAATCACTTTTATATCCGTAAAGGCGAAAAACTAATGAATCCTGATTTCGGTACTGTGATTTGGGATTTATTATTCGAACCTTTTACGGAAGAAGTTAAGAAATTAATCACAGATGACGTAGAAGCCATTATTAACTACGACCCAAGGATTGCAATTAACGGTGTAATAATTGACAGTACAGACATGGGAATTAGAATACAAGCAGACATTACGTATTTGCCATTTAATATCAATGAGCGTATGATGTTTGACTTTGATAGAGAAAACAACATTATAAAGTAAGCACATAATTTTCTTGGGTAAATACAAGATAGGAATGAAAAATGACAACAAGTTCAAGACAAAATAATCTTATTTTAAACGAAGATTGGACCAGAATTTATCAGACATTTAAGAATGCTGATTTTAAAAGCTACGACTTTGAAAACCTTCGTCGTGTTATCATTTCTTATTTCCGTGAAAATTACCCAGAAGATTTTAACGACTACATTGAGTCTAGTGAATATTTGGCCCTTATCGACGCCATTGCATTCCTTGGACAAAGCCTTGCATTCCGTGTTGATTTAGCTAGCCGTGAAAACTTTATTGAGCTTGCAGAACGCAAAGACAGCGTATTGCGCCTAGCTCGTATGCTTTCTTATAATGCAAAAAGAAACGTTGCAGCCAAGGGATTATTGAAGTTTGATACTGTAACAACTACAGAGTCTATCCTAGATAGCAACGGTAAAAATCTATCTCAACAGACTATTGTTTGGAACGATCCTACAAATCAAAATTGGGCAGAACAATTTGTTACAGTTTTAAATGCTGCAATGGCAGACAACACAGAATTTGGCCGTAGCCAAGGTACTGCTACAATTGAAGGAATTCAAACAGAGCAGTATAGATTTAGAACAGCATCAACTGATGTGCCTATTTTTACTTTCAGCAAGGTAGTTGCTGGACGTCAAATGCCGTTTGAACTAGTTAGTACTAGCTTTAAAGGTAAGGAAGAAATTTACGAAGAAGCGCCAACTCCAGGAAACCAGATTGGTTTTGTTTACAAAAATGATGGTCGTGGTGGCACAAGTGCTAACACAGGTTTTTATCTAATGTTTAAACAAGGTAGCTTAGAACTTGCTGATTTTTCTATTGCAATTCCTACAACTAATGAAACAATTGCAATTGATAGTAATAACATTAATAACGACGATGTTTGGTTATTTGCTTTAAGTTCCACAGGTGCCCAACTAAATGAATGGACTAAGGTCAGTAGTTTAGTAGGTAGCAATATTGCTTATAATAGCGTTTCTTCTAATATTAGAAATATCTATTCTGTAATTACAAAAGAAAATGACAGAGTAGACTTAGCATTTGCAGACGGTGTTTACGGTAACCTACCTCAAGGAGCATTCCGTGTTTATTACAGACTAAGCAACGGATTAGTTTACCAGATTGCTCCTAACGAAATGCGCGGCATTAATATTGCTGTGCCGTATGTTAACAAGCAAGGAGTTAGCCATACTTTAAACATTACTATGAGCTTGAAGTATACCGTTAGTAGCTCTGCGGCTTCAGAAAGCCTAGCATCTATTAGAGCTAATGCTCCTGCTCAGTATTATACACAGAACAGGATGGTTACCGGTGAAGATTACAATCTAGCCCCGTTAACAACATCACAAGACATTTTAAAAATTAATGCTATTAACAGAACATCTAGCGGTATCAGCAGAAACTTTGAAATTATCGACGCTACTGGAAAGTATAGCAGCGTTAACGTCTTTGCAGACGATGGCTTAATGTACAAAGAAGAAACAGAACGTTCTGTAGCATTCAAGTACGCTAACAGGATTGAGATTTTAAACTTCATTAGAAATACCATAGAACCGATTGTTAATGATACCGATGTTTACAATTATTATGTTACTAAGTTTGATAAGATTAATTTTACAGACCAAAATACTCTTTGGAAACAAGTTACAACAGATGTGAATCTCTGCACAGGTTATTTTAATAAAGCGGACGATGCTAATTTAATTTTAAAAGTTGGTACCTATACCACCAGCACCTTAAAATATCTTGCAGCAGGAGCATTAATAAAGTTTGTGCCAGCCGCAGGCAAAGCATTTAAGAAAGGTAAAATGGTTACAGCTGATTCTTCCGATCCTGATCAAACAGATCGAATCTGGACAAAAGTTGTAAAGATTACCGGTGATGGAACAAATGCAGGCAAAGGTGTGCTAACTTCCGGTTTAGGTGCAATTCAATTCAGTGACACTGTTCCTACAGGAGCAATTGCAACTAGAATTGTGCCAAAGTTTGCTACAAGTTTCTCTCAAGCATTGATTACAGAAATGGCAAATCAGATGACAAGTAACCTAAACTTTGGTTTAAGATACAGCGTCATTGATTCTGAATGGAAATTAATCACAAGTTCTAATTTAAATTTATTAAGTAATTTTAGTTTAGGTAAATCCGGAGACACTACAAATAGCAGTTTAGATGCTTCCTGGATTATTTCTTTTGTTAAAGAAGCCGACGAGTATGTTGTAAGAATTAGAGGTCTAGATTATATCTTTGGAAGCATAGAACAAAATAGATTTTATTTTGATTCTAAGGCAAAGACTTATGATGGAAAAACAGGAAAAGTAGTAAAGGATCAAATTAAGATTCTAGGGGTTAACCCAGACTGGACTTTAATTGATCCGTTAAAGCAAGATGTTCGATTTGAAATCAGTGATACTATTCGATTCGACGATGGATATCAAAGCGTTGACAGAATTAAAATTGCGTTCTTTGATAATGACGACGACGGGGTGATCGATAACCCAGAAGCATTTGAGCAGGTTGCAGGGCAGGATTTAGATTTCAAATATTTGTTCTTCCAGGAAGTTAATGACGAATTAGGCAACAAGGTAAAAGCGTACATCGATAATACAGATGGACACATTTCTATTGTGCAAAAAGAAAGTCTAGTTAACGTCAATGACTATTCCGACGGCGACTTAATTTATTTCTATACAAGCGATGAAGACCAGGTTAAGCGAGTTAACAGAACTACAAATACATTGGAATTACAAAGTACGTATTCTGCACACATCGGTCGTGCTGGATTAAAATTCCAATATGTTCACAATGCTAACGTTGATAGAAGAATTGATCCTAGTGCAAGTAACATAATGGATGTTTACATATTAACTAGAAGCTATGATACAAATTTTAGAAATTATCTAGCAGGCGGATTAGTTACAGCGCCAGAAGCACCAAATAGTGATAGTTTAAGAATTAGTTTTGGATCTAAGTTATCTCAGATTAAAACAATCAGCGACGAAATTATCTATCATCCTGTACAATATAAGGTACTGTTTGGATCTATGGCAGATCCTAAGTTACAGGCAAAATTTAAAGTTGTAAAGAATCCTAATAAGTTAATTAATGACAATGATTTAAAGGTTAGGATCATCAATGCTATTAACGAGTTCTTTGATGTAAACAACTGGGACTTCGGTGATAGATTTTATGTTAGCGAGTTAACAACTTATGTTATTAACACAGTTGCTCCTGACATTTCAAACATGGTGTTAGTCCCAAGACAGCCTACACAGAGTTTCGGAAGTTTATTTGAAATTCAAAGCAGAGTAGACGAAATATTTGTCAGCGGTGCAAGAGTAGACGATATTGAAATAGTAACTGCAATTTCTGCGACAGAAATTAGAGCAGACAGCAGCACAGTAATTACAAGTACAAATTAATATGGCACAAGAATTTTTTCCAGATAGTCAATTACCGATTAGAAGAACTGTAGAATTATTACCTCAGGTTTTCCAAACTGAGGCAAATAAAAAGTTCTTATCGGCAGTTGTTGATCCATTAGTGCAACCGGGCGTACTACAAAAAACTGTAGGATACGTTGGTCGCCGTTATGGAAAAACATACAATGCTAGTGACGTTTATTTAGATACCGACGAAACTTTAAGAAGTCGTTATCAATTAGAGCCGGGCGTTGTTGTTAAACAAGACAACACAATAACAAATTTTTATGATTATCTAGACTTTAAGAATCAAATTAAATTCTTTGGCAACAAGGAAGAGTTTGATTCTACAATTACAGAACAAGAGCATTATTCTTGGAACCCACCTATTGATTGGGATAAGTTTGTAAACTATAGAGAATATTACTGGATTCCAGACGGTCCTCCCGGAGTTAAAATTCTAGGACAGGCGCAGAATATTGTTAGTACCTATAGAATTGGCCTAGGCATCGGTAGTGTATTTTTATTCACCCCCGACGGCTTAACAAACAATCCTACACTAACCTTATATAGAGGGCAAACATACAAGTTCATTGTAAATGCTCCAGGCAACGGTGTTACATTTAAAACAACAATTGATACTGGTACATTGCTGTACGATCCGTTGTTGCCATATACAAAGGGGCAATTAGTTGTATTTGATGGCAAGCTATGGACGGCGTTAGTTGACGTTACGGGCGGTGACGGCAGCACTATTGACCTTGATAGTCAGGATTGGGAATACGTCGACGATGTTCAAATGACTACAGCGTTAGACTACAATAAAGGTGTTACCAACAATGGCATAGAAAGTGGTACTATTACATTCGAAGTACCATTCGACGCTCCGGATGTTTTATTTTATCAGAGCTCAACAGATCCAAATAGATTCGGACGATTCATAATTGCTAACATCGAAACAAATACAAAAATCAATGTAGAAAATGAAATTGTAGGCAAGACCACATATACCAGCAGCAACGGAGTTGAGTTGTCTAATGGTATGCTAATTTATTTTATTGGCTCAGTATCACCTGCAAAATATTCTAACAACAACGATAAGTGGTTAGTTGAAGGCGTAGGTACACAAATAACCTTGACTAAGTTTACAGACTTAATTGTATCTGAAAACCTAAACACAAGTGCCCCGGAAGTATTATTTGATAACGGTGGATTTGATAGCCAGCCTTACGACGATGCTACAACATATCCGTCTTCTAAGGATTATATTACTGTTTCAAAATCTAGTATCGACTCAAATCCTTGGAGTCGTTATAACCGTTGGTTCCATAGATCTACTCTAGATTATTCGCACACATTTAATGGTTCTAATTTTGAAGCACTTGAGACATCGAGAGCAAAGCGCCCTATTATTGAATTTAAGCCAAACCTACAGTTGTTTAATCACGGCGGAACCGCAAAACAAACAGTTGATTATGTAGACGATTTTACTACTGATATATTTTCAGTTATTGAAGGTAGCAAAGGATACATTGTTGACGGAGAAAACTTATTTGACGGTGCCCGAGTCCTAGTTACAGCAGACACTGACTCGTTAGCAAACAACCAGATCTATGTAGTTAAGTTTATCAAACATAATAATGTTACACAAATTAATTTACAAAAAGCCGACGACGGAGATTCGTTGTTGGGAGAATGTGTATTAGTTAGAAGAGGCAATAACAACAAGGGACTTATGTACCACTTTAATGGTACAAACTGGATTAAGAGCCAAACTAAAACAAAAGTTAATCAAGCACCGATGTTTGACATCTATGATGAGAACGGTGTAAGTTTTTCTGATGCTGATACATATCCTGTAAGTTCGTTTGTGGGTACAGAAATTGTAAGCTATAAGATTGGATCTAGTGTTGTAGATACAGAATTGGGATTTAGTTTATCTTACCTAAACATTAATAACGTCGGCGACATTCAATTTGAATTTGATTTAGACGTAGATTTGTTTAATTACAAAATTGCACAATCAGTCTATGAAAGAAATATCTATACTGGATTCTATAAGTTCAACGGAATTGAAACTTACGATAATGGTTGGAAAGTTTTAGACAATACGTTAACACAGCCGATTATTGATACTGTAGTAATTGATACAGCTACAAACGTGATCACATCAACCGCAGTTGATTGGAAATCTATAACAGATGATCAAATCAGAAAAATCTTGTTCTATGTCAACGGCACTATTACTAGAAAAACTTGGACAAGAGTAGACGGCGTGTTTACATTCAGCAGTAATTTTGCAGCCAATGATGTAGTTGCTATTAAATTGTTTGCTGATCTAGATCCATTAACTGGCTATTATGAAATGCCATTAGGACTAGAAAAGAATCCGTTAAACGAAAAAATTAAATCGTTTACTCTAGGGCAAGCTGCTGACCACGTATTAACTGGGATTGAACTAGTTGATAACTTTTCTGGCATTTATCCAGGCACAAGCAATCTAAGAGATATCTCTGGATATGAAAATAAGTCTAAGCGTTTCTTAAAACACAGTAATGTAGCACCTATCGCTACAGTTTTATTATGCGATAAGGAAGTTAACATCGTTAAGTCTATTCAGTATGCTAAAAAAGCCTACACAGATTTTAAAAATACGTTCATTAACTTAGCCTACAATTTATATTATGATCAAAATAGCATTGATTATGTTGATGTTATTTTAGAAGAAATTAGTAAGACACAAAATTCGTCTCGCCCATTTGCTGACTCTGACATGATTGGCAGTGGTGCATATACAGAATTAAACTATACTGTCGAAGACGAGGGCATCAAGACATTTGCATTAAGTGAAAAATTTGATCTAGAAACTATTAGTTCTAGAGCGGTGTATGTTTATTATAATGACGAACAATTATTAAATGGTAAAGACTACGAATTTAATTCTACATTTGGTTTTGTTAAATTAACAATTACGTTATCAGAAGGTGACACAATTCGTATTAGAGAATATGTTTCTTCATCGGCAAACTTTATTCCTCCTACGCCTACAAAATTAGGATTATACAGAAAATATACACCTATGAAATTCCTGGATACAACTTACGTTGATCCGAAGGAAGTTATCCAAGGCCACGATGGTAGTATTACAGTTGCCTACGGTGACTTCCGTGATGATGTTTTATTAGAATTAGAAAAGAGAATTTATAACAACATCAAGCAACAGTACGACGAAAACATTTTTAATAATGATCATGTACTCGGTGGATATTACGGAAATGCTGAATATAAAAAGAATGTTGTTGATGATATTGTTGCACCTGAATTTTTAAAATGGATTGCCGATACCAATATCGATTACGTTAACAATACATTCTTTGATAGTCAAAATAGTTTTACCTATACCTATTCTAACATGGTTGATCCTACAGGGAATCAAAACTTGCCAGGATATTGGAGAGGCGTTTACAAGTGGTTTTATGACACTGACCGCCCACACCAATGTCCATGGGAGATGTTGGGATTTAGTGAAAAGCCAACCTGGTGGGAAAGCGAATATGGTCCTGCACCGTACACTAGTAATAATTTAATTCTTTGGGAAGATCTTCGCGACGGTATAGTTCGTCAAGGATCACGTGCTGGTGTTTACAAGAGATATCAACGCCCGACAATTATACAACATATTCCAGTAGACGAAGACGGCAATCTAAGGAGCCCACTTGATGCTGGCCTTGCAGGAAACTTCACGTTAATTAACAATAAAGGACCGTTTGTATTAGGAGATCAAGGACCTGTTGAAGCTGCGTGGCGCTCTGGATCTGAATGGCCATTTGCTGTAACTATAGCTCTTTGTTTGCTAAAACCTCTTGAATTTATTACAGACAATTTTAACAAGTCAGAAACAACTTTAAATATTTTAGGTCAGACTGTTAATAAGAATTCTAAAACATTCTTCACACTTGATGATTTAGTTTATGATTCTAGCTCAGTATCTGGATTAGTGTCGTATGTTGTAAACTATTTAAAGAGCAAGACTCTATCAGTAGACACATTAAAGAATAAACTGTCGGGCATTGACGTTAATCTATCAAATAGATTAGCAGGGTTTGTTGACCAAGCACAACAAAAATATGTGTTGGATAGTAAGAATCCAAAGTCTAAGACAAGTAGTATCTTTGTCCCTCAAGAAAACTATAACATTATTTTTAATGTAAGTTCTCCTATCTATTCTTTAGCATATAGCGGTGTAATTATTGAAAAGACTAGCCAGGGTTGGAAAATCACAGGCTATGACAGCAAAGATCCGTACTTTACATACTATAAGCCTGTAATAAGCCAAACAGATCCGTTAATTTCTGTAGGCGGAGTAAGTGAGAATTTCCTAATCTGGACCGCAGATAAATTCTATGGCAACGGAGTTGTAGTAAAGAACGGTCAGGATTATTATAGAAGCGTAAAGAGTCACACAAGCGGTGAAGACTTTGATTCTACTCTATGGAAAAAATTACCTTCCCTACCAGTTACAAATGCCGTTACTGCATATAGAAGAAAGAACTTTAACAAGTTACGAACATATAGATTAAATTATGGTACCTTGGTAACTAACATTCAAGAAGTTGTAGACTTTATGTTAGGGTATCAGGAATATCTACTCAGCATTGGTTTTGTTTTTGAAGGATACGATCCAACAACACAATCCACATACGATTGGTTTACATCTGTAAAAGAATTTATGTTCTGGACAAAACACAATTGGAGTGATGGTTCATTATTAACATTGAGCCCAAATTCGCAGAAAGTTGAGATACAAGTATCGCTGGGCGTTGCAGATAATTTCCTTGATAGTTTTTATGATTATCAAATTTTACAAGACGACGGTACACCGTTACGACCTGAATTTATCGAAGCAAGTAGAGATTACAAGACACTAGCATTATCTACAATTAATACAAATCGCGGAATTTATTTTGTAAGAGCAAACTTTGTTCTTAAAGAACACGTTGTTATTTTTGATGACAGAACAGTATTCAACGATGTAATTTATGATAAGCCAACAGGATACCGCCAGGAGCGTATCAAGAGTCGTGGATTCCGTACAGTTGATTGGGATGGCGATTACACAAGTCCTGGTTTCATGTTTGATAATGTTAATATACAAGCGTGGCAACCTTTCACGGATTATAGACTAGGAGACATTGTTGCCTATAAGAGCTACTATTGGACCAGTAAACAAAATCAACTAGGAACAGAGTCATTTGATGATACATTCTGGACTAAGTTAGATTCTACACCTACCAAAGGTCTGCTAGCAAACTTTGATTATAGAATTAATCAGTTTGAAGATTATTACGAAGTTGACTCGGATGGTGTTGGATCGAGCCAACGCGATTTAGCTAGACACGCAATTGGATACCAACCAAGAGAATATTTGCAAGGATTAGCCGAAGACGAAATTACTCAATTTAGATTGTATCAGGGATTCATCAGAGAAAAAGGTACAAATAATGCTATTACAAAAGTGTTTGACAAGATTAGCAAAACCAGTGACGACGGTGTTGTTTTAAACGAAGAGTGGGCATTTAAAGTTGGAGAGTTCGGTGGAGCAGATCAATTAACAGAAATTGAATTTGAAATTTCTAAAAATTCTCTCCAGGTAAATCCACAACCTGCAATAATTGTTGAATCTCAAAGTTCTATAGTTTCTGATCAAAATTTAAGAATAGACCCAACTAAGTTTTCAATTAAACCATCAACCTTTACAACTAATATCAATCCGGTTGTAATGTTTGATGGAGCATCGAGATCTGCAGGATATGTACATCTCGATGATGTTGAATTTGTTGTTAAAACACGAGATGATATTTTAGATATTGACATTTTAACAGTAAATGAAAACGACCATTTCTGGGTAACATTTGATTCTTATAAATGGACAGTATTACGATATAACGAAACTCTATCGTTACGAATTGTGTCAGTAAGCAAAACTGGAAACAATGTTACTATTAATTTAAATAGAACTCACAATTTTGCAGTGGGCGATATTATCGGCATCACTAAAGTTTACAATTTAACAGGTTTCTATAAAATAACCTCAGTTGATAATACCGTTATAGTTGTTACATCTACAGGCGATACTCCTGCAATTGAAGATAGTACTTCTGCTGTAATCGGTATTTTTACAGAAGCAAGGGCAGATACCTTCCAGGAATTAGACTATCAGACTACAGCGTTGCTACAAACTGGTTCTAAAGTTTGGGTTGATGCAAATGAAAACGGAAATTGGGAAGTAGTTGAAAAGATCAAACAATACCAAACTTACGAACTAGCGTCTGACGAATACGGAATTACCACACCATTACACACTGGTACATCAGTTGTTTATATTGAAAATCTTAAACAAATAGCAACATCAATTCCTGGCTCTAGTTATGTAATGATATATACCGACCAGACAAGTGTTAACCAGGCACTTGGGTTGAAACAGATTATTGCAGCACCAGATGGCTTTGAAGATGCGGTAAATGGAGTATTTGGAGAAGTATTATCAGTTAGCCCGGATTACAAATGGCTTGCAGTTGCATCGCCAACGGCTACTGCTGTTCCTAATCAATACATGGGAGAATTAACTACAAGAAGTTATCTTGCAGGTGAAATTGTTCTTTATAACGGAAAGCTATGGAAAGCTAAAAACAATACAGCACCGTCTGACGGAAGCTCTATTAATTTCAACTCACAAGACTGGGAGCCAGCAACGTTGGTTGAAGGAAACACATCAAGCCGTGGTACAGGTTTTGTAAATCAGGGCATGGTGTCATTGTATACATATGCAAACGATCAGTGGGAAATTGCTTACAACATTGTAAGTCCTCATCAAGCAACCGACGAACGATTCGGAAGTGCGGTTACGATCGGTGTTAGTGGTAAGACTTATTACATGGCTATTTCTGCAATCGGATCATTATGCGACCCGTCAATTGGATATAGCACAGGTAAAGGTAGAGTATACCTATATTACTACAATGGAACAACCTGGACTCATTATGAGAATCCAAATTATTATGGAGTCTATAATAACGATTCTGCATCTGTATATCCTGCAGGTAGTATTGTTTGGGCAGATGGCAGTTTATGGCAAGCGCAAGTTGATACACAAGGCGATGGAAGTACATTAACTGTTGACTCCGAAGATTGGTTACAATTAGATCCAATTACTACAGAAAATTCATTACCATCTAATGTTGCAGTAGAAGATGACGGTTCTACACTGGCCGTTGGGTTATTGGATCCAACACAATTGGCAGAATTAGTCAAAGACGGCGACAACTTTGGTTATAGCCTAATTATGTCTAGAGACGCTAGCATCCTAGTAGTAGGAGCGCCAAGCAGTGACGGCAGGTATATTGCTAACTACAAAGGACTATGGAATACCTATCAAGAATATCTCGAAGGTGATGTTGTTAGATTTAATAATTCGTATTACACATTAGATTCAGCAACTAGTATTAACGAAGATCCGATTGCCGGAGCACCGTGGACATCGGAAGGAACTGATTCCTATGCTACAACTGGTAAGGTATTCATCTACCAAAGAAACGCCAACGGCATCTATGTCCTAACACAAACAATTACAAACCAGTCACTTGATTCTATCAACGATATTGGAACTTTAGGAACTATTGAGTCCGGTGATAACTTTGGAACGGCTATTGATATTGATGCGTCTGGAACAACGTTAGTTGTTAGCAGCCCTACCGCAGATATACTTCGACAAAATCAAGGCGCTGTATACGTGTTTAAACGTGCTACAGGAGCCACTGAGTTTAGGTTAGCACAAAAGATTCAGAGTTATGAAAATTACACAAATGAATATTTTGGATCAAGCGTATCTATTAGCGCAGCAACAGAACGAATTGTAGTAGGTGCTAAAAATGCTGCATACAATCGTCCGTATACATTTACCGACGGAACAACTTTTGATAGAAGAAGAACTACGTTCTTTAATCCAACAGGATTCCCGGGACAAGTATACGTCTATGAAAGAAAGGACCTAGGGTATTTCTTAGCAGAAAAACTCCAACCAAATGTTGCAGATATTGAAAACACATATAGTTATGAATCGTTCGGTGCTTCTATTGATTGCACCAATTCTGTAATAGTTGTAGGTTCGCCAAACTACATAGCAAAAGACGAGACTGACGAGATTGGAAAAATTAGATTGTTTAAGAAAACAGCTAATAAGAACAGCATTAATACAATTAGAACTCAAACTGAGCAAGTTGATCTGGACGCCCTAAAGAACATTGAAGTTTACAACACACAGAAAAATATCAAGGTTGCAGACATCGATGTAGTGGACCACTTTAAATTAAAGCTACTAAGTGTTGCAGAACAAGATATTAAATTTAAAACGCTATATGATCCAGCGACATATATCACTGCTACTGAAGAACAAACAGTTGATGAAAGTCAAGCATGGTTTGAAAATCACATAGGTGAAGTATGGTGGGATTTAAGTTCTGCTAAGTTTTTAAATTCTGAGCAAGGCGATCTATCATATAGAGTTGGTAACTGGAGCTCCCAAGTAGAAGGATCCTCTATTGATGTTTACGAATGGGTAGAGTCTCCGTTGCTGCCATCTGAATGGAGTATATTAGCAGACACTGTTCCTGGACTTGCAGAAGGCATCAGTGGACAACCTAAGTTTGCCGACGATACTGTTTATAACACAAAAGTATTATACAATCCAACAACTGGTGCTACAACTAGTACGCTCTACTATTTCTGGGTCAAAAATAAAACAACAATTCCTGCAAATAAAGATAGACGTGTTTCTATCTCGTCAATTGCATCTTACATTTCTAATCCAGTTGGCACAGGAATTCCGTTTGTTGCATTAGTCGATTCTGACAAACTAGCATTTTATAATTTTGCTTCAGTTATTAGCAGCGATACTGTATCTGTGAATATTGAGTATCATAAAGATTTGAAAGAAACAAATCCAGTACACAGAGAATATCAATTATTAACTGAAGGCGTTGCAGATAATATTCCTTCTGAGTTCTTAGAGAAGAAATGGATTGATAGTTTAGTCGGCTTTGACGAAGCAGGAAACACTGTTCCTGATTTTAACTTACCATTAAAGCAACGTTACGGTTTAGGATTTAGACCGAGACAAACAATGTTTGTTGATAAGTCTAAGGCTTTAAAAATTGTCATCGATAATATTAACACAATATTAGCATCTAGACCATTTGTTGATACTATTAATTTTGAAAACTTATCAGCAAAGGATGTTGCTCCTAGCGCATTGCTGAACGAATACGATTTGCAGGTAGAGAATTATGTCGACTTGGAACAAGTTGGTACTGTTAAAATAAAACAAGCAGAGTTTTCTGTGAATATCATTAACGGCGAAATAGATACAATTGATATTGTTGAGCCAGGCTTTGGGTATAGAACAGCACCATATGTTTCAATACAAGGTACGGGTAAGGGTGCTAAAGCATCTATTACATTAGATACACAGGGTAGAGTTTCTTCTATTACTGTAACAAATCGTGGTAAAAAATATACTAGCGGATTAGTTAAGATTAGACCGTTCTCTGTATTGGTTAACAACGACATTAGTGATAAAGGATTATGGAGTATCTATTCCTGGGATCAGCAACGTAAGATTTTCTATCGTAGTAAAGCACAAGGATATGACACCACTGCTTATTGGGAATACACTGATTGGTGGGCTACCGGATTTACATCCCAGTCTAGAATAACCAAAGAAATTGATAATTTTTATCAGGAACCTACAGTTATTTTAGAAACTGGTATGTTATTACGAGTTAAGGAATATTCTAATGGTGGGTGGGCAGTATTAGAGAGAACAGCAGACGGTGCAGGTAATTTATTGTCAAATTATAATTTAGTTGGTAGACAAAACGGCACCATTACAATTAAAGATTCTCTCTATAACGCAGTAACAACAGCACTAGGATACGATAACGTTGGTTACTATGATGCTGCATTGTATGATTTACAACCTATTAAAGAACTGCGAAACATTTTAAAAGCAGCAAAAGAAAATATCTTTATCGATGATCTACGAGTTGAATGGAATAAGTTATTCTTTAGTTCAGTAAGATATGCGTTCTCTGAACAACAATATGTTGACTGGGCGTTTAAAACAAGCTTCTTAAATGCTGTACATAATGTTGGAGATTTGGATCAACGTCCAAACTATAAAAATGACAATCTAGAAAGTTTTAGACGTTACATTGAAGAAGTAAAGCCTTATAGAACAACCATTCGTGAATACACAAGTCGATATACAGAAAATGAAAGCTATTATAGCGGAACTGTTGACTTTGATTTACCTCCTGCATACTCGGTAAGAGACGGAAAAATTTTACCAGTAGGACAAGATTATAACAGATTAAATGAATATCCTTGGAAATGGTGGACAGATAATAACGGTTATTCTATTACTACAATTAATGTATCTTATGCTGGTGCAGACTATACACATCCGCCACAAGTATTAATTGAAGGAAACGGTACAGGTGCTACTGCTACTGCATTTATTTCTAGCGGGAAAGTATCGGGCATTAGGGTTGATAACCCAGGATCTGGTTATACACAAATTCCTAAGGTTACACTAGTTGGCGGCAACGGAACTTCTCAAAGCATTGCTAAGGCAGCAGCAGTTATGGGCGATACTGCTGTTAGAACTTTTGATGTGTCTATGAAATTTGATAGACTCAGTAAGTCCGGTGAGTATCAAGAGTTTTCACAAACTCAAGAGTTTACTGCAACTGGTTATAGTGCGGTGTTTAATTTAAACTATGCTCCTACTAGAGATAAGACAAAAATTCGAGTATTTAAGAATGACGAAATTATTCTAAAGAATGAATACGAGATTGATTTGTATAGTGATGCAACAAGCGGATATACTTTATTAAAAGGAAAGTTAAGATTCTTAAGTGCTCCTAAGAACGGAGACATTATTGTTATTGAATATGACAAAAATGATGAATACTTAGATGCTGTAAACAGAATTAGCAAATATTATGCCCCCACTGCAGGAATGAAAGGAAAAGAAATCGGTCAACTAATGACTGGTATTGACTTCGGTGGTGTTCAGGTACAAGGAACAACATTCGATGTTACAGGCGGATGGGACGCCCTTCCTTGGTTTACTGACAACTGGGACAGCGTTGAAAGCAATAGTGATTACTATTATATTGCTGACGGAAGCACAACATATGTAGTATTACCAAATACTCCGGCAGAAGATCAAGTTATTTCTATCTACTTAAAGCGTGTTGGCGAAACAAAAGCAACACGAATTGACGATCCTAAATTTGGAACAATTGATCAAAAAAATAATGACGCATTAATGCCGTCGTTTGTTGGAGACGGTTCTACAAATATTGTACAACTACACAATCCTGACACAGATGAAGCATACGTGCATGTAAATGCAGATGATACATTAATTTTCCGTAATATTGAGAGTGACGGGTCAGTAACTATTACAGATATTAACTTACTAGATACTAGAATTAGTGGCGGAACACTGGCTAACATTAACAATGCGTATGTTACAGCAACTGGGTTAACACCTGAAGAAATTGTAATAGACGGAGACAAGTTTGTTAGCCCCGATCAAGTACCAGCACCAGAAGAGAATCTTCCAGGACAGGTATTAGACAGTTTAAGTCTAAAAGTTTACACCTCAACAAGCCCGGGGTCTACTCCATTGCAGGCTAAAGTTGTAATAGGAGATGGTGAGACTAAGGTATATAATATCGGGTTAACTGTTTTAGAATCTACATCAGTAATGGTGTACATTGACAAAGTCAAACAAGATATCGGTGTTGAATATAATATTAATTTTATTGACAACACTGTTGAGTTTGAAACAGCACCTACTATCGGAACCATAGTTGAAATTATTTCTATAGGCATCGGTGGTATTTCGTTAATTGACTATCAGGAGTTTGTAGCCGATGGGTCTACTAGCCTGTTCTTAACAAAAGCAGTTTATTCTCAAACAGCAGCGGTATTAGTCACAGTCGACGGTGAAGAAATCCCAACAGGATTTGTTAACAGTAGTGAATATACCGACACCGTTGACAGGACATTGATACAGTTTGGTCAAGCACCTGCATATAGACAGGTAGTTAAGATTATTTGTTTTGGTTCGAGTACAGAAACAGATTCTACTGGCGTGCCGTTTATTAGAATTAATCAACAAACCAATACCTATGACGGTAATAGAAATATTGACCTAGATAAATTTGTGTCACTATCGAGGTCGTCTGTATTATCTTCTATCTTGGTAGAAGTAAATGGTGTACAATTACAAGGCGTTGACACAACATATGTTGTGTATGACGGAACTAATAATGCACTTGAAGTAGGTGTAGATCCAGCAGAGGCTATTGGTACTATTACTTCGGGAGCTATTAAAGTATACATTAATGGTGTATTACAACGATTTGTTATCGATTATACCTATAACGGTAATGAAAACTTAATCGAGATCCCTGCCGCTAATCTAACAATAGAGGACGTAATACGTATTGAAACTGATACACGAACACAATATTCTATCGTTGATGGAAATATTGTGCTTGCTGATAGTTTAGTATTAAATATCGGAGATTTAATAAGCGTTACTTGGTTTAGTGAATATCCTACAATGGATATTATTTCTGAACAATACACTGGCGGAAAGGTGCAATATCAATTACCAAGAAATCCATTAGATGTAAATTACATCTGGGTTTACAAAAATGGTACTAGATTAACACGAGATAGAGATTATTCGATCTCTTTACCAAGAGGCGTGGTATATCTAACAGACTTATCAACCACAGCAGACGAAGTTAAGATTGTTCAATTTGGAAATATTGTTTACGAACCACCAAAGGCCTTTGAAATATTCAAAGACATGTTGAACAACTATCATTATAAGAGACATTCTAGAAAGAATTCTGTTAAATTGGCAAAAGATTTATACTACTACGACACAACTGTAGAACTAACAGATGCAAGTGGGTTGCCTACACCGTTGCCTACTAGAAATATTCCTGGAGTAATTGTTATTAACAAAGAAAGGATTGAGTATTTTTCTAAGGTCGGCAATGTGCTATCTCAGTTAAGAAGGGGATGCTTAGGCACAGCTATTGCTGAAAAACATTCAATCAACAGTTTTGTTGTTGATGCAGGATTTACAGAAACATTACCGTATCTAGAGACACAAGATCGCACAGACTTTACAAGTGACGGTGTTTCTACGCTAATAGGTCCGTTAGATTTTGTACCGTCTCAAGGTTCTAGAACAGAGTGGTATAGAGAAACAATTACCAGCGAATACGGTCCTTGTGATGAAATTGAAGTATTTGTTGGCGGCAAGCGTTTGAATAAGAACCCTGTAGATGTTTACATCGAAGCTAACGGTGTAAGTAGTCCAGCAGCAGACACTACGATCGAAGCAGAATTTGCAGTTGACGGTGTTTCTGCTTACGTAAAATTAACTAATGTAGTTGCTGCGGGGACTAGAATTACTATTATTAGAAAACAAGGTAGAATTTGGTACGAAAGAGGGCAGAATACTGCTAGCAAAGGCATCACATTGCTATCTAACACTACTCCGGTAGCGGATTTCATAGCAATTAAGAGTACAGAATTGCCCGAATAAATACACTAAGGAATTGGAAAACAACATGGAAAACAACAAACCAAACGAAGTTATGGGATGGCATTTTGAAGGCCATATTAAGATTTGGGAACCCGAAACTGGTATTGTACACCAGGATAAACGCAATGCTATTCATTACGAAAACATGAGTATTGCAATGGTAAATTCCTTGTCAAATCAAGGCCAGGGTACTATTTACGAAATGGTGTTTGGTAATGGTGGCACAACAGTTGACCCAACTGGTTTAATTACGTATCTAACACCGAATACTATTGGTACAAACACAAGCCTTTATAATCAAACATATCAAAAAATTGTAGATCAAAATGCTTCTGAAAACTTAGACCCAGTTAGAAACAAAATGGAAATAAGACACGTTAGCGGAGCAACTTATAGCGATATTATTATTAGTTGCATTTTAGATTACGGCGAGCCAGATGGCCAGGAAGCGTACGATAACAGCCAGGATTTAAACGGTGATTTTGTTTTCGACGAATTAGGGTTACGTTCTTACAATCCTCTAGGCGATGGAAAGCTATTAACACACGTTGTATTCCACCCTGTTCAAAAGTCGTTGAATAGATTGCTACAGATTGATTATACGATCCGTATCCAGAGTTTGACTAGCTTCACAGAGGTTTGATAAATGCCATACATTGTTAATTTTACAGATAAAGAAAATAAACTGCCAATTACAGTTTATGACAACACCTCTAGTACTGACACTAGTTTAACCTTTCCTGGGCGTAACGTTACAGGATATGGGCAAACAATTGCTGAAAACTTTCTAGCATTGTTAGAAAATTTTGCTAAAGAAACGGCTCCGGTTAATCCGGTCGAAGGACAGTTGTGGTTTGACACTAGCGACGGTGTTCTAAAGTTGTGGGACAGCACAACCTGGAAGGCAGCTTCTAATATTCAAAAGGGCGGCGTTGAACCTCCTACAGCATCGTCGGCGGTTGGCGAATTGTGGGTTGATACAACTAACCAACAGCTTTATGTTTATTCGGGCACACGTTGGATTTTAGTAGGTCCGCAATTTAGTACAGGTTTACGAAGCGGTCCAATTGTTGAAGCAGTTATAGACTCGGATAACGTTTCGAGAGTAGTTTTGATTTTCTACGTAGAAGATGTACCTGTAATTATTTTTAGTAAAGATGAGTTTACTCCAAAGATATCAATTACTGGATTTGTAACAATTAAATCCGGTTTAAACATTACTTCCAACGATGTTGCTGCAAGCGGCGCAGCTACTAAGATTTGGGGTACAGCAACAGCAGCTGAATCATTAATTGTTTCGGATGTAGAAATTGCAGCAAGTAAATTTTTAAGATCGGATGTTGTTAATACTACTGAGTACGGTATTAACGTAAGAAATAATCAGGGTATTACTATTGGTGTTGATGGAACATTTAGTGTTACAAATAGTGATACCGCAGCAAAGATTTATAACTCTAATCCAGGTAGTAGCATTGATTTGCAAATTAACAAGGACGGAATTCCGTCAACTGTGTTGCGAGTAATCAACAACACAGTCGGAATTAATGTAGCAAGTCCGGACGAAGCATTGCACATTGACGGAAATATTAAGACTAACGGCTCATTGATATTAACAGATACAACAATGAGTACTAACTTCAATAACGGTACTTTTAGAACTGCCGGCGGTGCAGCAATTGCAAAGAATTTATTAGTCGGTGACGGATTTAAAGCAATGGGCACCACCGAACTTGATAACGTTCAACCGTCTACTACCGATGCTTATGATTTGGGAACCGTTGTTAAACGATGGAATACTGTAAGAACAAAAACATTAGTTGCTGAAACAATTGAAGGTGTTTTAACAGGTAATATTGTTGGTAACGCTTCTACAGCAACTAATTTAAAATTTGTTACGACATTTAAAATGGAAGGTGATGTTACATCACCTAATGTTAACTTTGACGGACAAGTTGGCGGAACAACTAAGACGTTTACAACTTCTTTAACTTCCGGACTTATCAGTAGTAAGAGTGAACCATCGCCGAATGTTTCGAAGCCTACGGACTATGTATTAGTTTATAGAGGATCTGAAGGTTTATTAAAAGAGTCAAGAAACGTATTTGTTGGTGATCTTGGAGTTCCTATGGGAGGAATTTTACCGTATGCAGGAACAGAAATCCCTTACGGTTATCTATTGTGTGATGGCAGCGAAGTTGAAAGAACAAAATATAGTGACCTGTATGACATTATCGGCACAACATACAACGGATCAACACCTTTAGTTGGTGTTAACACATTCCGATTACCGGACCTAAGAGGGCGTTTTCCGCTTGGTAGAGATAACATGGACAACGGAGTTACTGTTCCAAACTCAACTGGGGGTTATGTAGACGCAGGTGGCGGCAACGTTGATAGGGTATCGGGTACAGCTCCTGACAACCTAGGAGACGGTGGCGGCCAAAGCGCTAACTCGTTAACGGTTTCTAATCTACCAGAACACGAACATAGCATGAAAGGGTCAACTGGCCAGCAATATTATGCAACTAGAGTAGATAGTGCAATTCCTATTGATACAGGTTCGTTGTCTGATAAAGGTCCTACAACAGTTGGCCAAAGTCAGTACATTCCTTCTAGCGGTGGTATTAAAACAGCAGGCAGCTTGGGACAACAATTTTCTGTTATGAATCCGTTCCTAACATTAAATTATATCATTCGTTCTGGTCCAGCAGCATTCTAAGGTAAAAACACATGGCATATACAATTAATAAAACTGATGGAACAATTCTAGCTACAGTTGCAGACGGACAAATTGATACGTTGTCTAGTGATTTAACGTTAATCGGAAAAAACTATAGTGGATTTGGCGAATCTTTAAATGAGAACCTAATTAAGATGCTTGAGAACTTTTCTAGTTCAACAGCACCGGTTCATCCAATAAGAGGACAAATTTGGTTTGATGTTACTGAATTAAAATTGAAAGTTTATAACGGAACAGGATTTGTACCTGTTAGTTCTGCTACTATCTCTGGCGTAAGACCTACAACATTAGGTGTTGGCGATTTGTGGTTTAACGACATTGATAAGCAATTATATTTTTATGATGGTACCAATACAATTTTATTAGGACCGGACTATTCAGTAAGCCAGGGTGTTAGCGGTTTAAGAGTTTCAAATATTCTAGACACTCTAAACCAGAATCGTGTTGTTACATATTTGTACACTAACGGAATTTTGTTAGGTATATTTGCCAAAGATAGCTTTACTCCAAAATTAGCAATTGATGGTTTTAGCGGAAATATCGAGCCTGGATTTAATGCAGGAACTTTAACTGGAATTAAGTTTAACGTAACTGCGTCTAATGCTGATAAATTAGGAAACCAATCAGCAAGTTCATATGTTCGTAATGATACTTCAAACATTATTAACGGACAGATTATTATTTCTTCAAACTTGGGTTTGATTATTGGTGATGCAAACCAGGGCCAGTTCCAGGTACAAGACGGTAATGTAATTATTGCTAACATTGCTTCTAACAAGAACATGACGCTCAACGTTAGACGTGACGTTATTGCTGAACCTGCTATAGAAATTGAATCTGCTGGTAGAATAGTAAACATCTATAAAGACTATCCTACAAGTGAGGTGCAAGTTGGCGGAAACATGGTCATTGAAGGTAATCTTACAGTCAATGGTGATGTAGTAACAGTCAATACAAGTGTAATGACTGTTGAAGATAAAAATATTATTTTAGCAAAACAAACCGATGTAACACCTACTGACGCTAATGCAGCTGGCGGCGGAGTAATATTGCAAGGAGCTTCTAGCCATGCTTTATTGTGGAGTGACGTTAATCAGCCATCACAGGCCGCATCGTCCGGAGCAATAGCCGATGGTTACAGCGATGCATTACCGGAACTGTTTAGTGGGGCTTGGAACAGCACAGAGCATATTAGTTTAGCAAGCGGTAAAGAATTTAAAATCAATGGCGTAACAGTTTTGTCTGCTACAGCATTGGGTGCAAGTATTACTAGTATCCCGGGCGTAACATCCTTTGGTGCTCAAACACAATTAACTGTTGATGATTTATATTTTAATGATGCAACGATTCAGGTTACAGCATCTAACACTGATTTAACATTAGACATTAATGGCACAGGAACGTTAAATTTAAATTCAAAGAAAATTTCCAATGTTGCAGACCCTACTATCGATCAGGATGCAGCAACAAAGGAATATGTAGACCGTATTGCTGAAACTCGAAGCCTTGTGTTTAGCATGGATATATCGGACGGTATTGCTAACTCTGGTATCTCAGCTTTACTGGAACAAATAGCACCAGTAACTGAGTACAGGAATGGAACAATTGCACGTATATTATGTTCTTTTGCAGTTAACGGTACAACTAATTTAGATATTAATCCGTTGGTAACTACAGGTTCTACAGAATTTGTAACCCCAACAGGTACTGCATTTGGACTGAATAACATTAGCTTCTCGACTGCAACTATTGCAGCGCCTGGGTTGTCAATTTCGAGAACAGTTAAGACATTCCAAATTATTAGCAACGCTTGGGCGTTTGTAAGTTAATGAGTAAATATGTAGGGAGCGAAAAATGGCGTATATAATTAACAGGTTTAGCGGTCTAAAACTAGTGGTGCTAGATGACGGTACCTTAGATACTTCTACCAGCATAGGCCTGTTAGGACGTAACTATACAGGCTACGGTGAGGTTCAAAATGAAAATTTCTTATATCTATTAGAAAATTTCGCCAACGATGCACCGCCAGCAAGACCGTTATCGGGCCAAACCTGGTACGATACTATTACAAATTCTTTAAACGTTTATAACGGTAGTAGTTGGACACCAGTTGGGTCTGCAATAGTTTCTCAAACAGAACCTAGCGGATTTAATGGCAGTCTTTGGTACAAAAATACTACAGATCAGTTATCGGTGTATGAAGACGGTGTTTGGAAGTTAATAGGACCAGAAGCAGTTGACGGTTTTGGAATTACAAAACTTAGAGCTCGCAGTGTTCTTGATTCTGAAAACGTTAATCATGCAATTTTAGAATTACTTGTAGACGGAAGTACATTAGCAGTATGTTCTAATACTACTTTTATTTTAAACGATCTTAATACTATTAATGGTTTTAACGAATTAAAGCCTGGTCTTAATGTTAGTTCGTTGAAGAATTTTGTAGGAAGTTTAGACGGAAATGCTGCGTCAGCATCGAGATTGTCATCCGACAAGTCTATAAACGGAGTGGTGTTTGACGGCCACACTGATATAACTATCACTGCTGGAACAACAGGCACATTAACAAGGGGAACGTACCTCACAGGTAGCAATTTTAACGGATTATCTCCGGTTACTTGGGCAGTTGATGCAACTTCTTCAAATGTAATTGGTAAGGTTGTAGCTAGAGATAGTGCCGGAAATTTTGAAGCAGGAACAATTACTGCTAATTTAGATGGCAATGTTAGTGGTAATGTTACCTCAACTGGTACAAGTTCATTTAATGTAATTCACGCAAATCAATTTATCGGAGCAACGTTGTCGGGTAACGCTGACACTGCCACTAGATTTGCAACACCAAGGACAATTAATGGTGTTGCATTTGACGGATCGATTAATGTTACAGTTCCTGTAAGTGCTAGTAACGTTACAGGTACAACATTATCATCGTCTGTTGTTAATTCAAGTTTAGAAACTCTTGGTACCTTAAACAACTTAGATGTAAGCACAACAGGTTTTATTACAATGGGTGGACCTAACCCAGTTACTGCTTCTTTAGCAGTAACTATAGAAGGTGTTACACCTACATTTACTGGAAATACTGGTTCTATAGATATTGGTATTGTAGATACTACATTAGTAGACGATCTAGCAAGTTTTTCGTTTGTAAATTCTACAGTATCTTTAACAGCAGGAGGCCCTGCCGAACCGGCATTGTTGCCAGATACTGCCGGCACTACTAATTTAGGTATTTCTACTCGTAAATGGAATACAGTTTACGCTAATCTTTTTAATGGTACTGCATCATCAGCAAGATATGCTGACCTAGCTGAAAACTACGTAGCAGATGTTGCTTATGAAGCAGGAACTGTTCTAGAATTTGGCGGACAGTTTGAAGTAACTTTAGCAGAAGACGGCACAAACAGAGTAGCAGGAGTAGTTACAACCAATCCTGCATACTTAATGAATAGCGAATGTGCTGGAGAATTTGTCGTAGGTATTGCTTTGCAGGGCAGAGTTCCTTGCAAAGTTAGGGGAAAAATATGCAAAGGTGACATGCTTATTAGTGCAGGTGACGGTTTTGCAAGACCCGCCCATTCACCTACAGTCGGAACAGTGATAGGCAAGGCTTTAGAAGCTTTCGACGGCATTTCGGGGGTAATCGAAGTGGCTGTGGGCAGAATTTAAATTATGGAATTTACGATAAATAACAGTTATAACGGAGTTGATCAATGGCATATCAAGTAGACAAATTTAATGGAACATTCTTAGTCTCTGTCGACGACGGAACCATTGATACTACCACCGATTTGCGTTTTGTAGGTAAAAATTATGCCGGATATGGCGAAGTACAAAACGAGAATTTTTTACATTTATTAGAAAACTTTGCAAATACATCTGAGCCCCCAAAGGCTATTGCAGGACAAGTTTGGTACGATAGCGGCAATAAAAAGTTAAAGTTTTATGACGGTTTAAACTTTAGAACGGCAAGCGGTGCAGAAGTAGGAGCAGACGCTCCGGCTGGTTTGCAACCAGGCGATTTTTGGTTTGACACTTCTACAGAACAACTACACGCTTGGAACGGAACCGAGTTTGTTCTTATCGGACCTGAAACTGCACCCGATCTAGGTGCAAGCGCAGTAGTTTCGCAGGTAGTTAAAGATACTTTAGGAAGTAACCATACAATTGTTAAGTTCCAAGCAGGCGGCGATGTTATTTCTGTAGTTAGTAAAGACGCATTTACTCTCAATAGTACTATCAATCCTATTACAGGTTTTGACGTTATCAAGAAAGGCGTTACATTAGTTAATACAAATGGAACTACTGGAGTTACCAGCACTGATCATTACTATTGGGGAACAGCAAGCAATGCCGCAAGATTAGGCGGTTATCCTGCGGCTGACTATTTAAGAACAGGCGAGGTAGCATTTAGCCAGGAAATTAGTTTCAGCGATGCTGGCTTTACAATCGGCGATCAAAACGACATTAGATTTAGAATTGAAAACGGCGATGAGCCAGTAATTGAGAACCGTTTAGGTAATACGATTACAATGCGTGTTAGAATTACCGACAGCGATTTAAGAAACGTTGCAATTTTTACCTCCAGTGCAATACTTCCCGGAAGTACCAACTTCTTTAACATTGGTAGTTCTAACAGCAAATATGCTAATATCTATGCTACAACATTTTTAGGAAACCTTACAGGTAATGTAACAGGCGACCTAATCGGTGTGCATAAAGGAAACGTTCTTGCAACTGACTCTTCGGTTGCGTTTAATGCTTCAACCCAAACATTTACTGGTGCGTTTACTGGTACATTAACTGGTAACGTTATTGGTTCTGTTACAGGAACAGCGTCTAATGCGTTAACACTTAATAGTTTGGTTGGAGAACTTGGCGCAGTAAGCAATTCGATAGCACTAAGAGACACATCTGGTTACATTACAGCTAACAGATTTGTAGGTGTTACCGATAAAGCTGATAGAATTAAGATAGATAACAGTGCAGTAGACACAGACCCTACTTACAAAACAGCAAAAACTACAGCAACAGCTAATACAATTGCAGCTAGAGACGGTTCTGGCAACTTAACAGCAAACTTATTCCAGGGTACTGCTACAGCAGCACAATATGCTGACTTGGCAGAAAAGTATCTAGCAGATGCTGAATATGAGCCAGGCACCGTAGTTATGGTAGGTGGCGACAAAGAAGTTACAGCCAGTGTTTGGGGACAGAGAGCTATCGGAGTAGTAAGTACTAATCCAGCGTTTATGATGAACAAAGATCTAGAAGGTGGCACATATATTGCACTAAAAGGTCGTGTTCCGGTAAAAGTTATTGGAAGAATTAAGAAAGGCGAAGATTTAATTGCAGCAGATAACGGATGTGCAACAATGGCTGTGCCTCACGCAAGCAGAGTTTTTGCTGTTGCCCTGGAGTCAAGCGATGACGAAGGCATAAAAGTAATCGAAGCATTGGTATTATAAGGATAGGACATGGCAATTGGTGACATCATTTCGAGTACAGACTATAACACAATCCGTAACAAGATTATTAATGTTATGTCTACTGGCTCTGGTAATAGTGGATATGGACAATCTACGTTTAGTTCTGCTGTTGCAGCCGGAAACACTATAACTAAAGCACAATGGGATGCGTTAAGATATGACATTTATAACGCACTAATACACCAAACTGGATCAACCCCTAGTATTGTTCAAGTTGCAGCCGGTGATGTTATTAGATACGGTGCTAGTAATCCTAATACACAATATTCTACATTGGCAGACACAGCAACAACAAATAGGTTTGACTTAGGCACAGGACAATTCGTCACAGATGCATTAGGATCAGCAACTGCAACTGGCGCTTGGTATCAATCTAGAACTGCTACTGCTACTGTTACATTTAACACTGCTGAGCAAGCAAGATTCTTTTTTAATTCGGGCGGTAAGATTAGATTTACAAGTTCGAGAACAGGCGGCTCATCTGTAGCACAAAATACAGATTGGAGTAACTTATTAGCTAGCGTTGGAACCCAGACATTTGGTGGCGGCGCTCCTGCTATTAATTTCTTTTCGTTAACTAGTGCATATCAACAATTTTATAGTTTGTCGTCTAGTTCACCGTACGCAGCTAATAATTTTAAGTTAGAAGCGTTATGTAACGTAGCAGATAATTCTTCCGGCACAGCTAATGTAGTTACTTTTAGGATTACCTGGACTGACGGGTATTATGATCCAGGCCCAGAACCGAGCCCAGCACCCGGTGACGAAGTTGACGGAACTCTTTCACTAACAATTGATGCAGTTAGAGCATACGGAGTTTTACAACCAACTGGAACTTCCGGAAGTTTTGCTATTGTTGGACCTGCATCTACACTAGTTTCTTCTATTACAGGTAGTTAATTTTTCTTCTCCTATAAAGTACCACTAAATAATGTGCGTATTTTATAGGAGATCTCATGGACGAACGTCTAAAACAAGCCTTAGATTTTTCAAACTACAGGCAAACTCTATCCATCCAACGCAAAACTCTTAAAGAGAAAATCAACGCCAAACTTACCTACGGGTGTAACGGCGGATTATTTAAGATTGATCGCTCCTTAATTACATTTGTCCAAATGCTAATTGATCAGGGTCGTGTTGAAAATGTTCCATTAATTGATATCAACGATAATCCAATATTAATTCCGAATCTAAATGATTTTAGGGATGAAATATTAGATAGGTATTTCACTGCGACTTACGAATATCTTGAAGCGTATGAGTTGATTAAATCTAGCAGAAGTGTTGAGAAATTATTAGATCTATGAACAACGGAATCTTAATGTTTGCTCATAACAACACTAGTGTTGATTATGGACTAATGGCGATTATCTCGGGAGGCCTAGCTAAGAAAAACTTAGGTGTGCCTGTAACTTTGGTCACTGATAAGCAAACAACAGCCTGGTTAAAAGAATCAGAAATGTATGCCAAGGCAGAAGCTATTTTTGATAAAATTATCGAGGTTGAAAAACCTTCTTCTAATAACACACGAAAGTTACACGACGGTTCGACTAGTCAGGTTATTCCTTTTGAAAATTCAAACAGACACAGTGTTTGGGATCTAAGCCCGTACGATAAAACTTTATTGATAGATTCTGATTATCTTATTTTTTCTAATTCATTAAACGAATATTGGGAAATAGATACACCGATAATGTTAGGAAGTTCTTTAAATGACATCACAGGCGAGCGTGCCGGCGTATTAGATAACAGAGTTAGTGATACTGGCATTCATATGTTTTGGGCAACAACTGTAATGTTTGATAGAAGTCAAGAAAGTAAATTCTTTTTTAAATTAGTAGATTTTATTAAAGACAACTACAAATATTATGCAGATTTATTCAGATTCAATCCCAAGCAGTTTAGAAATGACATTGCTTTTAGTATTGCTAAACATATTATGAATGGGTTCGAAACAGAACTCCATTATACATTGCCGCCTGTATTTTCTATATTTGATAAAGACGTAATGGTTAATGTAGATAACAATAAGTTAACCTTTTTAGTTAATAGTCCATTAGGTAGTGAAAAGTTTTTAGCTGCAACAACAACAGGCGTTGATGTCCACATAATGAATAAGCAAAGTATAATTCGAAACAAAGACGCACTATTGGAGATGATATGAAATTCGGATATTTGATTGTTGTTTCTAAAAATGATAGTGTTGATTATTTGAAATGTGCATACGCTGCGGCCCTAAGCATTAAAAATACACAGAAACCAGGATACGATCAGGTAGCATTAGTTACTGATGATCCTTTTTCTGTAAAACGACTAAACAGCCCCTGGGTGTTTGATTTTGTAATAGAGTGGAATCAGGAACAACATTGGGACGGTCGCAGTTGGATGGATAAGCTATCTCCGTTTAGTAACACAGTTTGCATAGACGCAGACATGTTATTTTTAAGAGATTACAGCCACTGGATTGATTATCTAATTGAACATAAAGATCTGTTTGTTGCTAACAATGCCTATACCTATCGAGGCGAAAAGGTCACTGGCAACTATTATAGGAAAGCATTTACAAAGAATAATATTCCTGATCTATATTCTATGTTTACGTTTTTTAAAAAGAATACAGATATAGCTAACGAGTTCTTTTCACTAGGCAGATACATTATTAAGAATCCCATAGAGTTTAAAAATCTTTACATGAGTGAACACAACCCTAAGGTCGTGGGAACAGACGAAGCATTCGGATTAGCTGCTAAGATTCTCGATATTACAGATGAAATAGCACACGATTTAGATTTCCCTAGGGTAGTACACATGAAACCTATGATTCAGAATTGGCCCTGGCCAGCTGACTCCTGGAGCGACCACATTGGATTTTATCTGAATAAAACAGGTCAATTAAAAATTGGAAATTATCAACAACACGATATTGTGCATTATGTCGAGAAAGATAAGATTGACGACGAAATAATTAATATTTTGGAAGAACTAGCATGGAAGAAGTAATCGACTTTGACGAATGGGTAAAAAATTATACCCCTGTGGTTGTTGAATATGTTGCCGTGTTTGATCCTATAACTGGTGTAGTAAAAAGTGTAGGACCTAAGAATGCCTTTGAACAAGAGAAGAATAAAATATCTATAGATGCTGAAGTTGCAGAATCTATTTTATCTGCAGAACTCCATATACATAATTGCCTAGTTGACATTAATTCGAATACCTTAGAGATTGCCGAGGTTAAGAATTTAAACAAAATTGATGATATCTTACATAGAATAACTTCAATACAATATGCTGATTCCAAAAATCCCGACATTTACTTAACATATAATTCTGTTGATAAAACATTAAAGATTGAACTATCTGAAGAATTTAATGGAACAAAAGAGTTAGCGTTTAAGGTTAAAAAAAGAAATGTTGTCTGGGACGGTGATACAGACATGGACTTTGTAATTACTGAATATAATGATCCAAACTGTATGTTTAAACTGTTTTCTGTTAAGATAAATGACTTAATTGAAAATTTTAAAATAATTGACAATATTGACTACCCTAAGTTTAGCGTATATACACGCCGCTTGTTTAAAAATTACGTAATAGAATACAAATGAAAACAGTAGAGTTTGATGTAATATTTTTAAGTTACGACGAGCCTAATGCAGATTTGCATTATGCGGATTTGTGTAATAAGGTACCCTGGGCAAAGCGTGTACACGGAGTTAAAGGCAGCGATGCTGCCCATAAAGCTGCGGCTGATTTGTCAGATACAGAATGGCTTATTACCGTTGATGCAGATAATATTGTCAACCCTAATTTCTTTAATGTAGAAGTTAACACAGACGATCCTAAAGTACAAGTGTATAGTTGGATAGGAAGAAACAAACTTAACGGATTGATGTATGGTAACGGCGGATTAAAAATCTGGAAGAAAGATTTTATACGCAATATGAAAAGCCACGAAGCTAGTGATTCCGACCGTGCTCAGGTAGATTTCTGTTGGGAAGATGGATATGTTCAGTTTAAAGAATGTTATAGTGATACTGTAATTACCGGCAGTCCATTCCAAGCCTGGCGTGCAGGATTCCGTGAAGGTGTTAAGATGACTTTACTTGACGGAGTAAAAGTTCCTCCACAAGAAATTAAAGAACGCATCTGGTGGCACAATCTACATCGATTACGTATGTGGTCCACTATTGGTATGCACGAGGAAAATGGAATCTATGCAATGTTAGGTGCCAGAATGGGAACCTATATGACAAATTGCACAGATTGGAATTATGTTGACGTTAGAGATTTTGAAGTATTGCGCAATATATATGAAGAGAAAGTAAACCACACATTTGTACAAGAAGATGTACAAGATTACGGAACAAAGTTAAATCAGCAGTTAGGATTGAATTGGCCGCATTTTGACGAAAAGCAAAGTAGATATATTTTAGATCTCTACGACGAAACAGTCAAACTTACCAACACCTACTTAAAATGATATACGATATATTTTATATTAGTGAAAAACTAGTTAATGAAAATCATTGGAAACTGTTTTCTAAGAGATTTCCTTCTGCTCGAAAATTAGAAAATGTAAAGTCATTTAACGACATTAAATCTAAATCATTTACAAAGTTTTTTTGGGTAGTCTGGGATGACCTAGAAGTGTCCGAAGATTTTCTATTTGATTATCGTATCCCAGCCTGGGACGAAGAATACATACACGTTTTTAAAAACGGAGAGTATTATGATGGCATTTCGTTGTTTCCTAAGAAAGTAACGGTATCCGATAAAGAATTTAAAAATAGATTTTTTATAGCAGGAAAAAAAGAAATCGAAGTTGTTGCTTCTAATCCTAGGCCTTACGATATATTCTTTATTTCTTATGCTGAATTATTTGCTGATAATAACTATCAAAAGTTACTTGAGAGATTTCCGAGAGCAAAACGTGTTCACGGTGTCAAAGGGATACATCAGGCTCACATAAAGGCGGCTGAATTATCAGAAACAGATATGTTCTGGGTAGTTGATGCAGATGCAGAAATAGTTCCCGATTTTAACTTCGAGTTCGAACAGATACCGTTCTATGACAGGCAACGTAGAATTACTTTAACAGAAACTGTTCACGTGTGGACCAGTAAAAATCCAATAAATCATTTAAAGTACGGGTACGGTGGTGTTAAGTTGCTGCCTAAAGAAATGACAATTAACATGGATCTAACAAAGCCAGACATGACAACATCCATTAGTGACAAGTTTCAGATAATGAAGAAAGTTAGTAACATAACTGCTTTTAACGTAGATGAATTTAGCACCTGGCGTAGTGCATTTAGAGAATGTGTAAAATTGTCTAGTAAATCTATTGACAGAAATTACGATCAGGAAACAGAAGCCAGATTAAGAGTTTGGTGTGCAGTAGGTAAGGATAAACCATTTGGATTGTACGCGATCGGTGGCGCACTTGCTGGATACAGGTATGGAAATAGTTTTGTAGGTAACAATTCTGAACTTTCAAAAATTAACGACTTTGACTGGCTAAAGCAAGAATACGATGCTTGGCTTCCGATGCTAGAGGCATACGTTGCTCAAAAAGATAGATACAAGCCCAAGAATGATGAATGATAACAAAGGCGACCAGATTAAAATAGTTGACGGAAAGATTCAATCTGTTTATCTTGACAGCGCCGAACGAGTCTTAAAAGAACTTAACGAAGTAAGCCCTAGTTTTTGCTTGGCAAAATGGTTCAATGTTAGTATACATATACCAACAGGACAAACACATAGTTGTTACCATCCACGAAGCCATCATATTCCGATGGAAGAAGTTGTCATCGATGTAAGTGCTCTGCACAATACCAAATATAAAAAAGAACAAAGAAAACTTATGTTGGAAGGGAAGCGTCCAGCAGAATGTAGCTTCTGTTGGGAAATTGAAGATAGCGGCAACAATCTTAGCGACAGGGCATATCGCAGTAAAGATGTTTACAATCCTTGGTTGATAAATGAAGCTAAGAGGTTAGGATATACAGGCAATGCTCGTCCTAGATATCTCGAAGTAAACTTTAATCAAGCCTGTAATTTTAAATGCACCTATTGTAGCCCGCATCTTAGTACAGCTTGGCAGCAAGACATTGAACGTAATGGTCCGTTTAAATTAAACACAAAGGAACATAATGCAATTGCTTGGATGCAGAATGCAAACGTAATGCCAAACAATAGTCCAGACAATCCTTACCTAACAGCATTCTGGGAATGGTTTCCGACTGTGTATCGTGCATTAGAAACTTTCCGTATGACCGGCGGAGAACCCTTAATGGATAAAAATACCTTTAGGGTATTTGACTACGTAAAAGAAAACCCCAAAGAGGATTTACATTTAAGCATTACTAGTAATTGTTGTCCACCTGGTGATCAATGGAATAAATTTTTAACAAGCCTTAAAGAAATAACAGACGCAAATGCTATTGACCATTTTATGTTGTTTTGCAGTTTAGATAGTTGGGGCAAACAAGCGGAATATATTCGCCCCGGTTTAGAGTTTGATGTAATGTATAAGAATGTCACTGAATATCTATCTACAGCTGATAAACATAGTCTTACTTTTATTATTACCTTTAACGTTTTGAGTTATTCTCGCTTTATAGAATATCTTGAGAATATTTTATTGTTGAGACAAACACATAATACAGATAGGCAGTTAGTATGGTTTGATGTTCCGCAGTTAACTAGTCCTGCGTGGATGGATCCTAGAATTGCTCCGGAGATGATTTATGTTTTAGAAGATGCTGTTAAGTTTATGACCAAGCATCACGAAACGCCGGAGACTAGATTTAAAGGATTTAAAGATTTTGAAATTAGTAAAGTTCAACGATTAATTGATTGGATTAAATCGACACCTTTTGATAGAGCATCTGCCGTGAAAGATTTTTACTTATACTGGCAAGAACACGACAAAAGAAGAGGAACAGATTTTTTAAATACGTTTCCTGAATTAGAAAATTTATATAATGAGAGCAAGAATGGATCATAGAGTACAGTTTATTAAAAATGTAAGAGATAGATTAAATGCAGTAAGTCCTAGTTACTGCACAATGAAATGGTTGCATCAAACTCTATATCTTCACACAGGCGATAATCATAGTTGTTATCATCCTCGTCCACATCACATCGGACTGGATGAAATTGCTGCTGATCCTAGTGCATTGCATAATACTAAGTGGAAGAAAGAACAGCGTAAGAAGATGCTAGAAGGTGAGCGTCCTCAGGAATGTTATTATTGCTGGAACATTGAAGACTTACCGGGCGAACATATTAGTGATAGGATGATTCACAGTTCTAGTGGATTTTCTACACCCTTAAT